GTAGATAATATACTTGATCAATACCGTAACATTAATATGATGATCATATAATGTATAACAATTCAGTTATGGCTTCCATTATGAATATGAAAGCCGATATATATGAGCAAGAATATTCACAAGATCCAAACACTGGTGCTGTTTTGAGACAATGGAATTATGCCAGAACAATTCAGTGTAAGGTAGAACCAATCAAAGTTGGTGGAGCATCAACTAGAACCGACAACAAAAGCTTTAAAGTTGGTGAAGATGGTGACTATACAGAAAAGTTTCAAATTCGTATTAAATGCAATGAACTTCTAAGTAAAAGATGGCGTATTGAAAATGTTCGCTCTAGCGATAATCAAAAGGTATTTGTGGAGATTGATCGTCTAGGAGAACCAGACACCATTTTTGAAGTAACATCCTCACACGCAACCCTGGATCCATTTGGTAAGGTTGTATATTATGAGGCTGTTCTTCTAAGAACTCAGGTGCAGTCAAATGATATCACTTGAGGTTAACACATCTAACGTAGCAGCACAATTAAGTAGTTTTTTAGACAACATGAAGCAGGTTACAAAACCAGCAGTTGTTGATGAAATAGCAAAAGCTGTATTTACAATTACTGCAGAAAAATTTGTGTTAGCAGTAGATAAATATGCAAGAGCAAACCCTAAAAGAATGCATCACGTTTATGAATGGGGACAAATAGGTCAAGTAGAAGGAAGACTTTTTGTTCTTGTAAGAAGTTCTGTTTTAGAAGGAACTGTTCTTGTAGATTCAGAATTTTTACCATCTAAGCTTCCAGTACCAGTAAATCCTCAACTTTTAATACCAGGAAGTACAGGAAAAGTGGTTACTAGAAAAAGTATATTTAGATATAAAGCTGATGTAATGGAAAAAGGAGATCCTGTTTCTTTTACAGCTGAAAGAATCCTATCATTTGTTGGTAATGATGGTTTAGTATTTATAAAACCTGGAACAACAGTAAATATATTAAATCCAGGCGGTGTGAGCACAAAACATGCATTTGCTGATTTCTTTGTTTCTTGGTATACAGATTTTTCTGGAGCAGCTATTGATTCTTCGGGGTTATATGAAAGATTATCTGAAGATATAACTATTGCATTAAATGGAAATCGTGCTAATATTAATACTGTAAAGAATGCGGTAGTCGCTTCGATAGAATCAATGGGGCTTGATCAGGAGGTAGTGGGATGACAAATTACTCTTTGTCTGCTGTTTATGACATTAGAAATGCCATGTGGCAGGAATTAACTAATGCAGGTATTTTTGATCCAAATGACTATTACCCAGATGGCTTTGCAGAAGCACTAATCCCAATAATACCTGCCCAACAGATCCCAGAAATTAATAACTTGTTGCCAGGAAAAGACTTTATTGTTTACCATGTTCAGCAAAAAAAGACGGGAGTTCAGTGGTGGGTAACTCAAGAATCCCTTATTCTGGACATAGTATCCAATAAAACAGATAGAATAATGACAATAACTAACTTTTTAACAGACCTATTTAGAAGATATGATTTGTCTGCCAAGACCATAAATTCTGATGTTAGCACATCTAGCCCATTTAATTACCTTTATTTTAATATAGAAATGTCCAACCCTATTCAATTGTTTACCGATGAAGGTGGATATATGAGCGGTGATTTCACAGTAGGCTACGCATATACCCGTGATATATCAGACGAGTATTCTGGAAAATTTGCCTAAAACTTTGACTTATTTTAAAACAATGCTATGCTTTTCTATGAGGAAGCAAATTGTCATCTAATTTTTATTTTAAATAAAATAAGGTGGTGAAAAATAAATATGGCAAGTACAAATACAAGAAACGTAATCGTTGGTGCAGCACAGATTTTTCTATCAGTAAATGATGGAATCACTGCTCCCCGCCCAACAACTACTGCTCCTGAAATCAAGGCACTCCTTGGTAACACAACAGGAACATCTGCAGCAGCAGCTCTTAATACCAACACCGATTATCGCAACGTTGGTTTAACAAACACAGGACTTGAGCTTAACTATCAGCCTACATATGCTGAGGTTAAAGTTGATCAGCTCCTTGATGCAGCTAGACTTTTCAAGTCAGATATTAAGGTAGAACTTAAGACCGAGCTTTCAGAAGCAACACTTGAAAACCTACAGCTTGCATGGGGTCAGATGGACTCTTACTACAATGCTGCAGGTTCTGCAGTGCAGGCTTTGGTTGACACAGATCCAATCACAGGTGAGCAAGGTGCAACACTTAATATGGCAGCAGGCTCCCTTGGAGATGCTCCAGTAGAGCGTGTGTTCATTGCAGTTGGTAATGCTCCATACAACATTGGTGATAAGGCTAATGGTTCTACTTATGCAGGTCGCAACAAGGAGCGTGTATATATTGCACGTCGTGTAGTATCTATGGATACAACAGCACACTCCTTGAAGCGTGATGCAGCAACAGTATTCCCAGTCGCATTCCGTATGCTCCCAGATGACAGCAATGCTGCATATGGTGGTTCTGAATACGGCGTCGTTATTGACCGTGTATGGGGATCTAACTAATCAAGTCGTTTTAAAAAAACTTAATATTGATATTCAAGCCCTCCGAGAAATCGGGGGGTCTTGAATTTGTATTAACTTAAAATATTGGTATAATTTAACTAACTAAACAAGGGAGCTATAAATTGGCAACAACAGTATATGATGTACTAGACATTGAACTAAGCGATGGAACTACCATTGAACTTAAGCCTATGCCTATCAAGCAGCTTAGAAAGTTTATGGAAGTAATTAATCAAGCTCAAGATGAAAATGCAACAGACACAAATGCTGCAATGAATATTTTTATTCAAGCAGCAATGGTTTGTTTGACAAATGTTAGACCCGATCTAGCATCAGACCAAGATAAATTTGAAGAAATCATTGAGACTCCTACAATGATGAAAATTCTCGAAGTTGTCGGAGGATTGAAACTCACCGACCCAAACCTTCTGGGAGCAGCTCTAGTTGGGACGAACTAGATCTACGCTCCTTGGAGTCTGAAGCCTTCTTGCTCGGTCATTGGAAAAACTTTGATGAGCTAGAATCTTCACTTTCGCTTGAAGAGCTAACAGCTTTGATAGATTTTTCAAGAAAGAAAGATCTTGAAGATAAAAGATTTAGTGCAGCACTACAAGGTGTTGAACTAGATGAACCGCAAGAATCAGTTAGTGACATAGCCGATCTTAAAGGATATGCTGCTGGTAAAGAAGGATTTGGAATCGGTTTAGGTTTAGGTTTTATGTCAATAGGGGGTGACGATTAATGGCAAACATTGAGTTAAATGTAGTTGCATTAGGAGACTTTTCAGTAGTCAATGATGCTATTGCAAAACTCAAGGCTAACATCGCATCCCTTAATGCATCTCTTGCAGGAGCAACTGGTGCATCTTTTGATAAAACTGCTGCTAGCGTAAAAACTCTTTCAAATGAATTTTCTTCAGCACTTACAAACAGTGGTTTGTTTACAAACCAAACAGTTTCTTTACAAAATGAAACAGAAAAGTTTGGACAAGCACTTCAAAAAGGAACATTAAGTTTAGGTACTTATTATCAAATTTTAACAAAACGTCAAGGCGAAGCAACTGATTCTGTAAAAGCTTTGGCGGTAGAACAAACTAAGTTACAAAATTCCGTAATAATGGCTGACCCATCTAAGTCGGGCTTTTATTCTGTATTTACACCAAAGAGTATTGATGCTGTAGCAAATGCAACAAAGATTGCTGCAAACCAACAAAACATTTATAACCTTGCTCTTAGAACAGGTTCCAACGAATTAATCAACTGGGGTAAAAATACCCAATGGGCTGGTCGTCAGCTAACAGTAGGTATGGCAATACCATTGATGGTATTTGGACAACAAGCTGTATCTGCTTTTGATTCTGTAAACTCAGCATTGACTCAACTTCAAAAAGTTTATGGTGAAGGGTTAACTCCTCCAAGTCAAGACTCTATTAATCAAATTTCACAACAAGTTTTGGATCTAGGTAAAAGCATGGCTGCTACCTTAGGTATATCTCAAGAATTTACTGTTCAGGTAGCTACACAATTTGCTGCTATGGGCAAGCAAGGTCAAGATCTTTTAACAATTACTGAGCAAACTGATAGACTTGCTAAACTTGGTAACCTTGATCAAACAACTGCAACAAATGCTGTTATTGCTTTGCAAAATGTTTATAAGATGAATACTACGGAACTTGCAGACGCTGTTAACTACTTTGGTGCTATGCAGAAGCAAACATCTTTGTCTATGAGTGATTTGGTTCAATCTGAATCAAGAATTGGTCCAATCATTGAAGAGCTTGGTGGAACATATAAAGATTCTGCTGTAATGGTTCTTGCTATGAAAGAAGCTGGTGTGCCAGCTGCAAAATCTGCTAACGCACTTAAAGCTGCTATGGCATCTATCATTAACCCAACATCAGCAGCTACAAAAGAATTTGCATCTTTTGGAATTAACCTAAATAATATTAAGGACCAAAAGGGTCCAGTAAATATGATCCTTGCATTGCAAGAAGCATTAAAACCTTTGAGCAAAATGCAACAAGAACAGCTTATTGACAAGTTGTTTGGTAAGTATCAATTTGGTAATATCACAGCCCTTATTCAAAACTTAGGAACAGCGGGATCACAAACTGTAAATGCTTTACAGGTTGCTAATGCAACATCAGGACAATTGGCAACTCTTGCTAACCAAGAAATTACACAAGTTACATCTTCTCCATCAGCACAATGGCAAAAAGCACTTGCAACATTTAAAGCAGATTTGTACCCAATAGGACAAGATATCCTTAAGCTTGGAACTAAATTGCTTGAATTTGGAAATAAAGTTTCTAAAGTATTCCAAGGTCTTCCAGGCCCAGTAAAATTCTTCCTTGGACTTTTGGCGGGACTTACTGTAATAGCTGGACCTCTTCTTATGTTAACAGGTCTTATGGCTAACTTTGTAGGTAACATATTAAAGGGTGTAATTAATCTTAAAGATTTGATAAGTGGTGGTAAAAGTTTAAGGCAATTATTGACACCAGAACTTATTGCTGCACAAAATGCAAGTAGTCTTTTTGCAGATGGTATAAAAGGTGATATTGATCAAGTACAATTATTGACTCAAGCAATTACAGATTTGACAGCAAAACTTCAAATAATGCAAGATCAAATGAACATTGGTGCTGGAATTGATAGTCTTAAATCAGCAGTAGGTGCAACAGCACAAGTTGAAACAAGCATATTTGAACAAATGGCATTACCAGGATTTGCAGATGGCGGAATAATATCTGGCCCTGGGTCGGGAACTTCAGACAGTATTCTTGCAAGAGTTTCTAATGGTGAAACAATTCTTACAGCAGAACAAACAAGAAAAAATGCTGGCGTAATTACAGATATTATTTTAGGAAGAGAAATTCCTGGCTATATGGCTGGTAATGTAGATGAAGAAGATCTTGGACCAGGAGAGTATCTTGCACATCATAAATCAGATATACCAACTAAATTGGCAAACATACCAGGGTTGATGGATGCAACTTCTGGAGATTATGAAAAAATTCAAAATAAATTAAGTTCATCTTTTGAAGAATTAGGAAAACTTTTTGACACCAGCTTTGATCCAAAAAAATGGATAGGACAGATCAGAACTAATTTGTCACATTTTACAGAAGGTATATCTAACTGGACTAAAAGTGGCACAAAGATTTATAGATCAAAAGAACTTTATGGCCTATCTGGAATAGAAAATGCACCATTGTCAACTTTTTCTTCACATTTTAAAAATGGTAAAGAAAATGATCCAGTAAGAGATTATTATAACAGGGTTATTGAATCTGTAAAAGGTGATATTGATGAAGCAGATATAGAGCACATAAAAAATGGAGGACAACCAATAACCGAAGCACAACAATTGTTGTGGAGTAAAATAACTGGTCGAGTTAAACAAGATATTATAAGTACAGTAAATACTGGTAGTCCTGTTACAGAAGGCGACATGCCACTTCTTGAAACAGTGCAAAAAGGTCCAAGAAAAGGAAAGTTTAGATTAAAATCTGCCACCTCAGGAGGTTATGGTGAAGGCGGAGCACTTTTTGCTGCTCACGATGTTGTAGAAGCTAGAAGAACAGGAGAGCTAAATCCAGTAGAAGCCATGAGGCTTGATAACTGGGCACCAGGTAAGAACGCTCCTGGCGATTCAAGTGAAAAATACGTAGGGGCTTTAGAAAGACAAATAAATGTATTAAAAACTTCTAATCCTCAAAATATAGAAGCTATCAAAAAAGCAGAAAGTCAATTACAAAATGCAATAGAGGCAGCCAAACTTGATGGCTATGCAGAACAATTAAAAGATTTAGAAGAAGCGGGTAAAAAAGAAACTCAAGAGTATAAGAATATAGCACAACAAATTGCAGCGGGTATTGATCAAGGAATAACAGACTCGCTGGTGCATGCAAGTGATACTTCAAAGCAATATATAAATGGAATATTGGAAGAGATGCAAAGTACTGCACGAATTCATTCTCCTTCAAGATTATTTGCAGATGAAGTCGGTGAACCTATAGGTCAAGGTATTACTCAAGGTATTCAAAGTTCTATGAGTTCAACTGGTTCTGCTATACATGAAGAACTATTAAGTTTTATTCCACAAATTGAATCATTTGCTCCAATGACAGAAGAAGCTTCTCAGCAAATTGGTAATTCAATGTTGGCTGGAATTACCGTTCCACTTAATACATTAGGTGGGGCAGTTCAAGAAAAATTCATGCAAATGGCTGCACAAATTACAGCCGAAGGTCCTGCATTAACTGAAGCAATTGTTGCACCTATAGAAGCTGCAAATGTTGAAATTCAAGATATGCAAATGGAACTTCCGCTTTCATCTTGGCAAACACCAGATTTAACACCTCAAGTTGGTCCAATGATGGCAAATGGTGGATTCTATTCTAATGAAATTGCTCCAGGAATAAGCGGTACTGCTGAAGAAGCAGCAAATGCAGATGCTGAAGCAACATCTAAGTTAGCTAAGGCAAAAGAATCTTTATTAAATAAAGTTAAAAAAGAAGACGGTTCACTAAGAGGCTCTGTAAAGGGTGGATTAGGAATGGCTACGATGATGGGTGGACAAGCAATTGCTCAAGCCCTTCCGCAAGGTAGCGTTTTAGCTTCAGCAGCAACCAATGTAGGAACATATGCGGGTATGGGTATGATGTTCGGACCAGAAGGTGCTGCAGTCGGTGCTGCTATTGGAGGCGTAGTAACAGCATTCCAAGCAATAAGCACTTCTATGCGTCAAAGTTCTAATGCAATAAAGAGTTCGTTTACAACAAGTGCAGAAGCTGCACAACAATTTAATGTTCATTTTGAACCTTTGGCGGTATATGATTTTGCTAAGCCTACAGATGGATTAAGTAAGCATACACAATCAATTTCAGATAATATGGGTGCTGTTGAAAAATTAACTCAAGCTTATCTAAATTCATCAAATCAAATGGACAAGGATGCTTTAGCTAAACTTAAAGGAGATACCAAGGATCAGGCATTGACGGCATCACTTGAAACTGTTGCAGCAGATACCTCAACAGGACAAATGAATTTTCAAGAAGCTTTGGCAGATGCTATTTCAAGACTTACAGCAGCTGGCGCAGGCACTGAAGAAATAATGCAAATAAAAAATGAAATAATTGCTGCAAATGCTGGTAAAAGCGGAAAAGATACTAATGACGCAACTGGACTATTCGGTGCATATAATGCAGGAAATGTAGGAATAGGTAATAATGGAGAAGTTCTTACCATGGATGATAAGAATATTAATGCTGCGGGAATGGGTCAGACTTTACTTCAATTAACTCAAACTGGATTAGCTAACACTATAGCTCAATTTGTACAAATGTCCAAAGAATCTCCTGATTCTTACAAAAAATTATTATCTGATCAAGCCGTTTATGGTAATCTTGCTAATCAAGTTCAAGGTGATAATGCTTGGCAAGATGCTTATACAGCTATGGCAACTAATAGCAAAACTGGTCAAGACACAACTAATGTCCAGGCTTTGACTGAAGCAATGGCAGAATATAACAGTGGGTATTTTAGCTCAGCTGGACATTCAGTAACAGAGCTTGAAGATGCAATGAAAAAGGGGCCTGATGCTCTTGAAGCTTTTGTTAAAGAAAATTCAGCAGCAATAACAAAATGGCAAGCAGATAATACAGCTGCAGTTGCAGGTAATCCCCCACCTCCACCTCCACCAACTCCTCCACCAACTGGTTTAGGAGGCGTACCAACTGGTACTCCTCAAGAAAAAACTTTGCAAGCACAAATTCAAACATCTCTTGATGCTCAAAATGCACAATTAAAGATTGTTAAAGATCAACTTACCACACAACAAAAAATTGCTGCAGAAGCAAAAGCACAGTTGCAATATCAACAACAAATTACTGGGTTGCAGAATGATATGAAAACTGCTATGATTAGTGGTAACTATTTGCAAGCAGCAACATTAAAACAACAAATTTCAGGTGCAAAAGTTGACTTTAATGCTTCTTCAGTTCAGCAAAAATTGCAAGATCAATCTGATGCTATGTCAGCAAATGCAGATGCAATTAACCAAGGTTTGCAAGATTTGAAAAATGCTATTGCAAATGGTATTACGGATTTAAGTCAGTTGCCAGCTTCTGTTTCAGCAGCAAAAGCATTAGGAACAATTAATGCACAGGCCGTAAGTTCTGGAATAGCAACTGGTCAAGGACCTACTGTAACAACTGTTATTCAGGTGACGGGAACTGTGACGGGGACTTCAACTACAAGCTCTCATCCAAATACTACATCTACTGTTCAAACAACTAATGTTAATCCATTAGCTACAAAAATAAATCCAGGTAATACTGGAAGTACAAGATCAACAAATATGGGAGTATCATGACATATCAAATAGCACAAGGTGTGCAAGTATCAATAGATAATAATAACTGGTATGCACTTACAGATCATAATCGCCAGCCAATCAATATTACATATAACTTGATCGAACAAGCAGACAGAATGGCAAATGGAACAATGCGTAAATATGTTATTGCCAGAAAGTTTGTTCATAAAATTGAATGGAAAGATGTTCCAACTCTTGATAGCTACCTTGTAGATTATAATGGCGGGGCATCAACTGTTACTACCACAAATAATGCAACTACACAAACAAATACACAGGCTAATACAAAAAATATATATGTTCCAAGTGTAGCAAATATTAGTGGTTCTTTTGTTGCCTACCTTGGAGATGGCGGAAGTCATACAGTTATACCTTTGACAAGCAATGTAACTCCTTTACCAAGAGTAGGTGAACTTGTAATTATTTCTGGATTGACTGGCAGTAGTAGCGGTTATCTTCAAAATGCACAATATTTTGTAACCTCAGTTGCTGATGGACAAATTACTATATCTACGCCAAATGTTCCATTTGGACCAATAGAGCCAGTAAATGGTACAATATCTTGGATTGCAGGAATACCCGTTGCTGTGGCTTTGCCAGGAACACATTTCCCAGAACAATCTGCTGGAACGGCTTCTCAAACTTGGTTTGGAACAGGTTTGAATTCAGATCAATTAGCAGCGGTATTAAATGTTGGCGATACCATTACTATTTTTGGATCTTCAAATGGATCTTTTGATGGAGTATTTACAGTAAGAGCAATTTATACAAACTGCTTCCTTGTTGATCTAGTAACTCCAAGCATTGTTGGTATGAGTTATAATACTCATTATATACAGGGAAGTTATCCAAATAATGTTGCAACTCCAGTTACAGTTACAGCTCCCGTCACAACTTCCTTTCAAGGACCTTACGGACCAGCTTGGCTAAAAGCTTTTTATGAGGGTAACTACAGCAATCCAGTTTATGTTAGATTTATCTTTGCACAGCAAGAGCCTTCTGTAAATAACTTGCCAATTCAAAACACATATACATCTTCACTTCAAAATTCCCTAGGAACAAATCCAGCCACAGGAAATCCCTGGAACGTATATCAAGCCTTTATGACTACTTTTACTTACGATGTGACAAAAAGAATGAAAGGCAACGCATGGACTGGCGGAGTGGGTTATGATCATGTTGATGTTACAATAGAGTTTACGGAGGTATAATGCTTAATACACAGTACTCTAATGTTTTTGCGGGTAAAAATCCTGCAAGTTCTGTAACACTTGTTCCAATAGCTTCTGCTGAATGGAATCAAAACATATATAATCAGCCTTACATAACCTTTGCTGGAACGGGATCTTCAGAAACAATAGGTAATCCCTCTATAACAGTAACAGATGTTACGGGTACAGCAAATGCTTTTATAGGCAATGTAACAACTAAAAGCTTTAGCATGACAGGAACACAGCATTCTGTCTCATATACATTTTCTACACCAAGCCATTCTCCTGCTTATAAAATTATTACTTATATTCAAACTGATTCAGATTTGCCTATTATGGCAAACGCATACGCTAAAGGATCTGCAACACAATTTGGATCATCATCAATAGACATTAGCTCATTTGGATATGTAAAGTTAATTACATATGTTGGATCTTCAGGTTCAACAGATACTATATCTAACCTAACATATACAATTAATTTGAATACATATGATTCAGCAGATCTAACTGATCCGATAAATATTTATTATACCCAGCCAGAAGTGTTTCCTATTTCTTACAACAGTTATCAAAACGATTCTTTGTGGCCTACAGATAGCGTGTTTGGTTCGTTTAGGCCTGGAGAGTCATATGTGCCAAGCGGTAACGTATTTTCTTGGCATTCTAATAGCCAACCGTTTGATAATTCATTCAGACAAATAACAACGGAGACAGTTATTGGTCATAGTCAACTTTACGCACCAGTTACTGCAATTACACAAAACCCACAATTTGGTTTAGCAACTCCTCCACAACCTATGTATAAAAATGTTATGCCTAGCGATATGGCTCCTTATAAGTATTTTGTTTCTGATACATCTACTCATACGCCAAATCCAAGTCTTACTGCTATATATCAGCCAAATATCTATGCTAACAAACTAGTGCTTAAATTTAATACAACACAAACAGTTCCAATAATTGATGTTGTTTTGGACGGGACTACAATAGCACACAACATATCTGTTCCTTCAAATGGAGTGTTAGTTCTTTATTACAATGGATCATCATGGACAACTTCCCCTTGGTCAAAAATGCCAGTATTTTCTTCAACTGGTCAGATTAGTATTTTGAAGAGTTTTGGCAAGATTACTGTAACTCAAACTGCTCAAGTAAATAATAATCCTTTCAATTCTTACACAAGTCCTTATGTAGAAGCAGACTTGACTAGAATGCAACTTATTGAAGTTTCACCAAGAATTGAAGTTGATATAACTCCATTTATAATGCAGTTTGATATTACAAAACAACTTGACTCGAAGAACAACTATATTCCTATTTCTTCTATCAACCCAAATCAGGCTGACATAACTCTTTCAGCTATCCCCTTGTCTAATAACAATGCTCCCGTTCCAATATTTTCTAGTCAGAATCAAAACTCAGTTTTGTACAACATGATGAAGAAAAATGTAAAATTCTATCTTGGTTGGAACTTTGAAAGTTATTTCCAAAATGGAGAAATAACGCCAAACACTTATATTCCAGCAGGAGTTTACTATGCAAACACTTGGGATGAAACAGATATTCAAACAGTAAAAATTGGCTGCTATGATATTGTAAATTATTTACAAACTGTACCAGCTCCTGATTATGTTGCAAGTAATAAGTCTATATTTGATATTATCACCAACATACTAGATTTGGCGGGATATACAGATTACGACTACGATAGCCTTTATAAAGTAACAAATGATAAGTATACCGCTATGGATATGTACTATTATTTCTGTAACTCACAATCAGCAACCCTATATGACGCATTATCAGAACTTTTCTTGGCTCATCAAATTGGTGCATATATTGATGAGTGGGGAGTTATGAAATTCTTAAGCCTTGCAAATATCATGAGATATCAAGATGTTACAGTAGAGTTTGATGATGCTAGCGTAATTCAAGGTGGATATTCTATTACAAATAAGCAGAAGCCTGGATCTATTACAATTAGCTATCAAGAGCCAAAGGTTACACAATCTCTTGCATTACAAAATGCCACAAATCCAGGTGCTCAAAATTCACCATCATTTATCTATACAACATCAAATGAAGTTTTGTGGACACAAAAAGATGCAGATGCAGTAGGATCAAATTATCTTTCAACATCAATGCTTGAAAAAGATAACTTCTTCCAAATGAACAACAACTCTTTGCTTGACATATTTCATACATACCTATTGAATACAGACGGCTATGCAGTAATTGAAAATGAAGTAGTCTCATTCTTATACAAAGAATATTTGCTAGGTCAAACTTCTAGTTTGCAAGACATT